ACCACTTGGGCCAGTGATTAACACTGATGCTATAGCAATTGCTCCGCCACCAATAGCAGCAGCAACTGCTTTTCGTAATGATGGAGGCATTATTCACCTCTCGCAGCCTTGCGCTTATCTTCTTTAATCTTGAAATAAAGGTTTGTCAGGTACGTCAGCAGGCCAAATACCAGACTACCCAGCACACCTATTGCCGCCCACTGTGAGGGCGTGACTTTATCGAGCAACTGTAAAAACCAGTACCCGGCACTACCTGCTGAGGTGCCATAGGCGACACCCGTTGTTAACTTATCCATGGATTTCATAACCCCACCTCGCAGATGCGGGTGCTGTGTAATGGAAATAAAAAGGCCACCTGACGTGGCCACCAGATTATTTCCCCACCAGCTCGTTTATCTCTTTCACTGTCTGGTTAAACCGCTCTGACTCAAGCTCAACACCTAAGGCCCGACGCCCCAGCGCCATTGCTGCTTTTATTGTGGAACCGGATCCCATAAAAAAATCAGCAACCAGATCACCAGGTCGACTACTGGCATTGATTATTTGCCTGAGCATATCCGCCGGTTTCTCACACGGATGTTTACCCGGGTAGAACTGAACGGGTTTATGCATCCAGACATCGGTATAAGGCACGGAGACTGATACGGAGAAATAGCGCCGGAGAGATTTAAACTCATCCAGCAATTCAGAATATTTGCGATTCAGTGAATCATAAGATGCCACCAGCTGGTGGTGTGGTTGTTCCAGTTGTTGTTCCTGAAACTTCTCTGCCGCTATACGGGAAAACAGTGCCTGTAACTTCCGATAGTCAGCCTCATTCGGCAACTGCCACTGACTGGCACCAAACCAGTGGGAAACCATATTTTTCTTACCTGTGGCTTCGGCAATTTGTTTTGCCGTTATACCCAGTTCGGCACGAGCATCCCTGAAATACGATATCAGCGGTGCCATTATGTGCTGTTTGAGTTCCCTTTCTTTTGCTGCATAGCCGTCACTTTTGCCGCGATATGGCCCCTGGTAATGTTCAGCAAACAGAACGCGCTCTGTGGCAGGAAAATATGCGCGCAGACTTTCTTTATTACACCCATTCCAACGTCCGGACGGCTTCGCCCAGATGATATGGTTAAGCACGTTGAAACGTTCACGCATCATGATCTCAATATCAGATGCCAGGCGATGCCCACAGAACAGGTAAAGGCTTCCGGCAGGTTTTAACACCCGCCAGAACTGGGCCAGACAGTGGTCCAGCCACTTAAGGTAATCTTCGTCCCCTTTCCACTGATTGTCCCAACCGTTGGGTTTCACCTTGAAGTAAGGCGGATCGGTAACAATCAGGTCAATGGAATCATCAGGCAGGGACTGAATAAAATGCAGGCAATCAGCGTTGATTAAATCAACACTGTTTATTTTTACAGTATTTTTCATGGATCAGTAAGCGTAACTCTGGTAGGCTCACTCTGCTTTTGCGCTAAAGCAGTGGGCCGTGGTTCGCTTGTGACCAGTAAGCATGAGCGAATGGCTGGCAGGTGCTACCAACACCCACCAGCCGCCCATTTTCACAGCAGGAAACCGCCATTACTGGCAGCGTCTGAATTTATTCCCGTACCCGCCGTTATCCTTCGCCAGACCCGCCAGAACTAACTGAGTCAGTATTAACTGGCACCGGGCTTCGCTTACTCCGGTAGTTCTCGTCATCATGCGTGGCGTTACCCACTTGTCAGCAGGTAAGAAATGAAGGACTGCGGCGGCGGTTTCTGTCATATCTTGCTGTTTTAGCATGTCTTTTTCCCTTCTGGTTAACATGACATACCAATAACTCTTGTCTAAAAAGCCAGCAAGATAAAAAGTCAGTATTCACGACCACCAGCGTGTTTACTGTACTGCACCAAGTTTACAGGTACAAAAAACCCGCTCAGTGGCGGGTTTAAGTTGTGTGGCGAAGTAACCACTCTTAACACACTAATAGCATTTTTGTTATAACACAAGTAGCTCATTCAGTATTTTTAGAATCTTGACTTTCTTAAGCACGGCGAACTCTGAATACCAAACATAAAATCAATTATCTTCCAGGCCGGATGCTATCAACGAAAGCCTCTCAAAAAACGCTGTAGCAGCCTTGTCCAAAGTTGAATAAGTACTGTATTCTCCGTGTTCGGGACCAACCACTACCCATGGTCGTCTTTTTGGGATTCGGGATTTCTCAGAAATCACTGTTCCAGATATACCAATATCAATTGTTACACCTGTTATTATTTTCTCTTCATCTCTTTCCCTGAACTCAATTGCCATAAATGCCGTTTTTTTTCGTTTCCCGTTTTTAAAAAAATCAAATAAAGCAAAGCGATGCTCATTAAAATCAACACCCCATCGTCCTTCAGGATAAAGGGCATGAAAGTTGTCATTTACGCTCTGCATCGTCTCATAAGCTTTAACTTCTAAATCTCCATAGTGCATAGATACCGCGCAGGAGTTACTGGGTAACTGTATTTTCCCAAGATTGAAAACCTTTACTGCTCCAGAACTATGGCATCTTGCCCGCAACTTATCCCCATTTATACTAATCGGAGAAATATTCCTTAATGTTCCGGGCTGGCTCCCTCCTAAGTAAACGACTGTTAAAGATTGCTTATTTTCAATTGCATCAACTAATACATGCTCTACATTTTTATCCATAATAACCTCCCAATGAACAGGTATCATCAGGAGGTTATTATAAAATATGATTATTTACTTTGATTGAATTTATTACTATATGTAACAATCAATTTCTAAAGATACCCCCAACATTGCCAGACAACCGTCAATAAACCCTTCAGCTTTCTGCAGTCTGATAACAACCTGATTAAGTGATATCCCCAGTTTTACCCCCAACGCCCGTAATGTAACCCCATACACATAATACATTTCCAGTAATTCGTATTGATACGGTTCCTTTTTCTTAAGAACTGTCATCGCAGAGCTAATGATCAGGCCATCGTCATCGCTACATTGCGGGCGGGATTTTACTTTCGAAGGAATTAATCCCTTAAAACCTGCAGCAACAGATGACCATTCCACATCCTCGTGATTATTTGCCACCCATGCCCCCCAACGTTCAAGAACCATTTGAATATCACGCATCAACTTTCTCCACAAAATCAGGCCAGCACGCCTATTGCCAGCGCACGATCGATAAAACGAAATATCAGCTCCAGCTGGGAGCCATACTTCTCTTCAAATGCCACGGTATCCGCATGCAGCTCGTCGTGATGCTTTCTGCACAAAGGCAACACAAAAAGGTCATGCGCTTTTGTAGCCATTCCACCCTGACCGTGACCTATCAGGTGGTGGGGATCATCAGCAGGCTTTCCACAACATGCACACGGCTGTGTCTTAACCCAGCGCGTGTACTTTTCATTAACCCAGCGGCGACGTTTTGGGCGTAACATAAAAGACTCCGGCGACTCCGGATCCACTTTCAGCGCCAGCACCTTTTTCGCTTTATCCTGGATGATGCTGGTGGCAGGAACCGAAGGCACAAGGTCACTTTCCCGGGTGACAGACGGCACAACAGGCTTCGGTAATCTCAGTGCCTTACGGGCTGCACTTTCCGGTAAGGCATCCGCCAGGTCATTACGAATCAGCCACCAGCACAGTTCCGGCATTGTCACAACGTGACTGTCATCAAAACCGAGATCCCGACGCACAACAGACAACACCCAGCGGGTACAGTTATCCGTTGCCATTGATTCCAGCCGTTCCGTGAACTGATCGCGCAGCTGGTTATCGCAGTGCCAGCACAGACGGATTGCACCCGGAGCGTGTCGCATTGTGGTCATGTTCTCGCTGTGCCAGTCGGAATGAGGCCACTGGCAGCCTTTTTCACGAAGTAACCAGCTTTCAAGACATTCCACGCCACCAGCACGACGGATCACTGCCTCATTGCGGAACACGGCCCAAACGGCAGGATCATCCGCCAGCGGTTGTGATGCCGCGGGAACGGCACCACTGGCGAAAGATGAATAACGTTCCGGCTCAGGCTCCAGCAGGACACGCCCCTGCATAAACAGGGGCATCAGCTCTGAACCTGGCCTGAACAATACGATCCCCATACGCGGGGCAATTTCAGGGGTCAGTAGTGCTCTCACGGTCACCTCAATGAACGGTATCGAGCAGCTTTAACAGCTCAGGGAACCGGGATTCGAAGAAATGCGGCTGCGTCTCGCGCGGATTTGCGGGACTGGTGATGTTCTTGCCGAACATGCAGCCTTTCGCTGTCAGCGACCAGAATTTTTTGATGTTGTTAATCGCGGTACGGCTGTATCGTTCGCGTTGTTCAACGATCCCCAGCTTCGCCATCTGGTGATATGCCTGATTAGCCGTCAGGCGGATACCATACTGCTTCAGCAGTGCACTCAGTGACAGCGTGGGGCGGCTTGAGCCATCAGGCGCGTCAGCAGGAGCATCAATGGCATAGCGCGGTGCCAGATTCGGTAAGCCAACAGCCTCCTGGAGTTTCTGACAGGCACCAAGCACTGAAGAGTTAGACAGGTTTAATTCCCGGCGCATAAAGTCCAGCAGAATCACACCAGCCTGCATCTTGTCAGCAGCCTGTCCGGATAATTTTTCCGGTGCGCTGGTTACCATGTCGAAAGTACGGATCACCTTCAGATGGAATGACGGGCTGATCCACATTGCATAGGCATACACCAGTTCCTTGCAGACATACGTTCCCCGTTCATTTCCCCCATGAATCACACTCACCGGGTCAACACCCAAATTCTGGGTGTTGGTCAATTCATGAACAAGCTCAACAGTTTGTTGGCTGGAAAGAAACTTTCCTGGCTCCTTGGTTCTGGCATTTGCACCAGATGCTACTGCTGCGCGATGCAGATCGTTCAGGCTGTAACGCCCATAAGCATCACGATGAACTTCAATACCATCAATGACCATCAGATTATTCATACTTCGTTTCTCCTCTTAATCAGGCGGCTGCACCCGCCGTTTTCTCGTACTTACTGATAGTGATCTCGACCTTCCCTTTCGGGATAACCGGTCCCCACTCCACCAGCATTCTTTTCACCTGTCTGTCGTCTTCCCACACACCCGCGTGGGTCAGGGCGTCAAACAGCGCCTTGTTATAGTTGTCCAGATCACGGATCCGGTTATCCGGCGGAAACAACACGATCTCCACTGAAGCAGGTGCCGACGTTGGTTTCGGCAGACGACGTAACTGCTCAACTATTGCTGCGCACGCCGCGCTCTGAAATTTTCGCCCCGCCTCGCTTATCAGGCTCTTACCAGCAAATGCCCCTTTGTTGGGGTGTCGCCAGTACGTGTTCACACTGGGCGGGAAAGGAAGGATCAACTTCATACTTTCAGGCCCCTCTCATGTAACCAGTGGGCTGCACGCAACCTAGCGTTCTCCTCACCGGCAAGCAGTGCGCGGATGATACCGACCGCTTCGCTGTCGTCGTCCTTCACTGCGGTATGAAGCGTGATCCCCCGGGCCACGCCACGCTTTATCGTGATGACGCCTTTTTTCTCCAGTGCGCGAAGATGCTCCACCGCTGCATTCACTGAACGGTATCCCAGCATGGTTGCCACCTCCTGATTGGTTGGCGGGAAGCCACGTTCTTTCTGGTAAGAAATCAGCATATCCAGCACCTGCTGCTGGCATTGAGTTAACGTCGTCATGCCGCCATCTCCCTGACCAGTTTTTCCGCCTGGCGAGTCAGGCACAAAATCACCCGGGAATCGTTAGTGCCGACATAGAAATTGCGCACAGGTCTGGTTTCACGAACTGGTTGTGGTTCCGGCTCCTGCGCTCTCTCAGTCAGGCGCGGGAAATGTCTGCGTGTATCCCCTTCACAACGGTGAGCCACACGCCCACTCTGACGTAACTTGCTTGCTGACTGCAGAACGCGCTGCCGTGAGTAACCTGCAAAAGCATCCGCAATGTCTCCGGAAGTACAGCCCGGATGGGCTTCAATGAATTTCTGAACTTCATTCAAAAGACTCATGCTCACCCCCTGAATCCTGCCGGGATCTGGCTGTAGTCCACGCTGTCGTAACTGGATTTGAAATACGGGTCTTCGCGTTTTTCTGTGTATGTGCTGATGGACGGCGATAAGCGCAGGGAAAGCTCATCCCATTTTTCCCGCAGCTTCGACGGGCTGAGCACGTTACGGCACCAGAACGGATCGCGGCTGACGCGGCTGTACATCTCGCAGATTTGTTTGTGAGTACGACCATCCTGCACACACATCAGGCGAATTTCGTTTGCCCAGGCTGTCCAGTTCGGTTCTTTGGGACGAACCACCTCGCCGTCACATTCGGCGGCCTGCTCGTACAGGGCAATGATTTTTTTCCAGAGCCACTGTGCGCAGGTCAAATCATCCTGCGTTCCCCACTGGCGCTTTTTAGGGCTGAATACAACCGCATCAGGATGGCGAGTTAAAAAATCCTGTTCAGCCGTCTGCGTGTCCGGTTGCGAAGCGTCCGGACGAGAAGGTTTTTTATCTGACGGATCATGTTTTGATTTTACTGACGGATCCCCGCCAGATTCTGACGGGTGAAAACCCGCTTTTTTGCCAGATTTCGACGCATCAAATTTTGACGTGTCAGATTTTGATGCGTCAGATTTTGACGGGTCAGAATCTGACAGTTGAGAAAATGCCGCTGCCTGAAGCTTCGCAACGTTAAGCTGATAAACATTCGACGCATTGCGGTTACCCTGGCGACGCGCCTTACGCGTTAACCAGCCTTCTGCTTCCAGCCGTGCGATAGCCGTTCTGACGGTACTCATCCCCGCGCCAATCTGACGGGCAATAGTTTCAATTGATGGCCAGCACACACCTTCGTCATTACTGAAATCAGCCAGGCGGGCCATAATTGCCACGCTGGATAATTTCATGCCTGACGCAGCGCAACCATCCCATACATAGCCGGTTAATTTAGTGCTCATGACCGACCTCTATTTCCCTGAATTTACGACGAAACTGTTCGAGCGGGCTGAAGCACTCATGCTCATAGCCTTCACGGAGGTAGATAACCCGTTGTGTTTCCGGCTCCCAACGAATGACTCTGACGGGCACTCCGTAGTGATCTTTGAACCAGCGGTTAACTTGTCGCAAAGGACTGTCTCCTTCTGCCGGTTGAAATCCCCCACAGCCCACTCAGCAAAGCTGTGGGTTACAATTTCCCTGTCACCTGGTACATTTACTGCATAGCAATACTCCACCTTCGCTTTTCCACCCGGTACAGGAAGCGCAATCAGTTGCGAGCGACGGTAGTGTGTTGTTAAACTGTTCATGCGTTAGTTTCTCCACAACCAGAAGCAATCGACGCCACGACGCCCGGAGCTGCACACTCGCGGGCGTCATTACTTTCTGAAACGCAAAAAATTTTGTAGACAAGTGCTGCATGCTCCTGCAGCTTCGAAATTGAGAGGTACAGCTCGTCGTTAATTGCTGTCTTCTCATGCGGTTCCACTACACCGTCTTCGATTGCCGAACGAATCTGTTTTGAATAACTGCCGATCTGTTCAATGACTTCCAGTAAACGCTGGTTAATATCGGCATTGTCCACATCCTCGACGTCAGGAAGAGACACAAAGACGCCATTTGCAGACTGCGCCACAGCGTCGGCAATGAAGTGAGTGCCACCAGCACGTTGTAAAATCATTGCCCATCCCAGCGGGAAAATCTGATCGCCATCGGCACGAAGGCGGTTAAATAATGCGTTCTCTGTTACATCCA